TGGTTAGTTAGATATATTTTGAATAAGATTTCTTATAGTGATTACGTTCGTTTGGTACTGATGTTCAAGAAGATGATGAAACTCGTGAAGAAGTCGAGGCAACCTGCACTAGCAACCTTTTTGCTCACTTTTTTACATGCTATATATAGGTACAAACCAGACACTTGGATACATGGTGGGAATCTTTGGAAAATTTCAGTCATGTTAATTATGTTGATCATCAAGAAAATGAAAAGACGAGATATGTCTCTCAGACGAGCCATTACACGATTTTGGATAAAATCTAAAACAAATAATCCAGTGAGAGATGAGATTCTTCCTTCAGTTGGCGCGTGTTATATCATTGGTAGATTAGGATTGATTGGCAATAATATTTTGTATACCATATTGGATAAATATAGATTGAATCCTCAAGCTGATAGTGAAATGCCGATAGTTGATTATGCGAGTCTTTCTGGTATGGCTCGATATTGGTATAAAAAACAGTGGTATAATGCTAATCTAGATCCATTACCTGTTTCTATAACTAGTAATCATGTAGAACTGAAAAATGCTGTGTGTAAGAATTTGCTGCATGTTCTTAATACAAAATCGGGTGAAAGTTGTGATGCTTTTGCGATTTGTAGTAGAATGATTTTACTTCCACATCATCAAGTTTCAAAGAAACGTGCTAAATATATTTTCACACGTAAAGATGATTTACAGGGAGTTTGTGGGAATGCTCGTTTTTCCTGCAATTTTTGTCTGGATGATTGCAAATATTACGGTGGTGATCTTGTTGTTGTTGAAGTCCCCAAATCTGGTGACTTTGCAGATATGTCCAAGTATTTTATGGATAAGGTAGATAGATTACCCCCATTTGGTTCTATGATTTACAGACGCTCTAATGGTCGCATTGAAGTAAATGAAGTTGTCGAGATAAAACATGATAGTCGTTGTACAAATAATCACTGTATTGTTCCTGGTGACATTTCAACTAAAGTGCATTTTGACGGTATGTCGTATATTTCACCTGGTGTTGGGAGATGTAGATGTATGTCTGTTGTACTTGCTGTTGAGAATCCTTCAGCCATATTAGGTTTTCATCTTGGAGGAGATGATAATAATTATGGTGTTGGAGCTGTTTTGACAAAAAGTGATATAACACGTTTTAAAGATGCTTTTTCTGTTAATCCTTCACATATATTGTTACCAGAGAGTGGAACTTTTCGACAACAGCAATACGGAGTCAATTGTATCATCCAAGGTGTGCATCCAAATAGTGTTGCTGCACATATGAAGGAAGGAGAGTATAAATTATTTGGTAGCACTGGATTTGTTGGAAAAGATGTATCCAGAGTTGTTAGAACTCCTATTGACGAAGATATTCGATTGACTTGTCATATAAATACTGAATGGGATAAACCAAAGTTAGAAGGTTTTGGCGATAAACCAAGCAGGAAAGATAAGTGGTTGGCATGGACAGATTCTATAACATGTACGGCAGACGAAGTGCCTCGAAATATCTTAGATGCTGCAGTTTCTGATTATACCAATAGTATTATTTCATATATCAAACATAAACCTCCTGACATTATGCGACCTTTGAATGATTTTGAAGTTATTTGTGGTGTACAAGATGTAGAATTTATTGAACCATTGGAGTCTTCAACGTCAATAGGTTTTCCTTTGGGTGGTTCAAAGAGGAAATGGATGGAACTACGCAAAGATGAATTAGGTCAATGGAGGAACATGTTTACTACCAATATGTTCATGGAGTCTGCAAAGTATATCGAAGATGCTTACGTTCATAATAAAAGAGTCTATTCGGTATATAAGAGTTTTCCAAAGGACACTCCAACTGAGGTAGGTAAAGATAAAGTGAGGATTGTAAATGGAGCACCTATAGATAATCAGATAGTTACTAGGCGACATTTAGCGTGTTTTGTCAAATACATGTGTGAAAATAGTGATGTGACAGAATGTTCTGTTGGTATTAATCCGTATGCACATAAATGGCATGACATGCGTCAGCGTTTGTTGCGAAATGGTAATAATATTATGGCTCTTGATTATAGTAAGTTTGATACTCATATGTCTCCACAAATTGTCCTTGCGGCTTTTGCATGTATAGCACATATAATGTCTTTCTTTTACAGAAATGATAGTTTTTTACGAGAATATACTATGAAGATTATCTCCGGTTTAGCTGCGGACACTGCTTGGCCTGTTGTCTGTGTGAATGGAGATATAATTATGCTACAAGGTGGTATAGTTTCTGGCAATTCCATGACTGCTATATTGAATAGTATTTGTAATTCTATTCTCTTAAGAATTGCCTATTTTCATATCTATCCCGGTGGTGTTGTTCGTGGATGGTTCTCTAATCAAATTTTCGATTTTAGATCTGGTGTTATATTGTATGTTTACGGCGATGACTTATTAGCTAGTGTTTCAAAGAATGTTCATCGTTATAATAATCGCGTTGTCGGGGTTGTGCTTGGAGAGTATGGCTATGTGTTGACCGCTTTTGATAAGGTTAAGACACCCCCAAAATTTTATGCTATAAAGGATGTTGAGTACTTGAAGAGATCTTTTAAATGGCACGCGGAACTTGGTATGTACACCTGTCCTCTGAATGAAAAATCGATTTTTAAAAGGTTGTGTTGTGTGTTAAAGCCAGTTAGTCCTAACACTATGGAGGGTGTGTTAGCTAGCAATCTACGATCATCTATGATGGAG